ATGTAACTATTAATAATAATAATCAAGGTGATAACATCAGCTCAAGTGGTGATGGAAATGGTGGAAATCAATTAGTATTGGGATCAGTATTAAGTGGCATAACAGGTAAAGATGGTGACGTTAATTATGATTCATATGCTTTTGCTAGATAAGAGCGGGCCCGAAGACCCACCCTCTGATTATTAGTCTGCTAATTTCTTAAAGAAACTCAAACTTTCATCATCATCATCTGCAGTATCAACAGCAGCTACTTGAGGTGCTGGATCTGATGCAGGGGTAGGCGCATACTGCTCATCAACCGTTGCAGTTGAAGTTTGCGGTCCACCATCAAGAGCAAGAACTCTATACAGCCTTGATTTCAATTCATCATAACTTTTAAATTGTGATGGATCAATCTGTTCTTGGAGAGAGTATTGACCTTTCCAAACTTCTTCAAGTTTAGCATCATCATCTAATAATGGGGCTGGTGAATCAAACTCACTCTTGTCATAGTTACGGAACCCTTCTACATTACGCATTTTTAGTCGGAAGGAAGTACCTTCCCACAAGTCAAATGGGTTAACCGCTTTTTCATCTTCAAACTCAGGATTCATTTGATCATTGAGCTTGTCGAATATTTTCTTACCAAACTTATACAGAAACACTTTACCTTCATTATGAGGGTTAGTTGGATCTTTAACTACGTATATGTTTGATATAAAACTCAAGCGACGTTTCTGTTTACGTGCTTGGTCTTTACTAGATTCAACACCACTGTTCCATAGTGTTGTATTATATTCAGAAACAGGATCTTGTTGTCCTAGTGTGGTTAATGATTTCTCAATAAACCAACCTCCTGGTCCTTGAAACCCATGATCCCACATCCTAACAAAAGGTACGTCCTCATTGTTAGGTGCTGGTAGGAATCTGATAATAGCATGTCCGTTACCAGACTTGTCTACTTCAGGTTTCCAAAACCTATCATCACCTTGGGGTGCTCCAGAACCTTGGAGCTTTGATACTTCAGAACTCAATTTTTCAATTTGAGACTGTCGACTCTGCTTCATTGCAGCAAAAGAATTTGCCATTTATATTTCTCCTTATATTTCGTTATATTACGTTGTATCCGATTTATTCGAACCTAGTCTTTATTATACTCTTTATTCGAACTAGGTCAACACTATTTATAAAAAAAGGTGTATATTTCTTCAACTTCTTATATTCATCTGGCCAAATAATATCATCAGCCATTACTCTATTCCAGTATGGAAAGAATTTTGTTAACTTATCTAATATGATTAATGTCTCAGCACTAATTATTTTTCTTATGTATAGAACAAGTAATCTAGGATGCTGACTGTCCTCAATAAGCACGTTGGTATCATAGGTATCGTCCATACGTTGGACCTCTTCAGAGACGATATATGAAAGGCTATCACGTCTTTTAACCCAGTTATTGTACGTAGCGTGGGACTGTTCGTCATTAACATCCCCAGACCAAAAATTAGTATTAACCATCATATTAGCAACCATAAAATCTACAGGATGTTTCATTTTAGATAGTTTATAAAAGTGAAACTTATCTTTACGTGTTTCAAATTTATCTCTATTAGCTTTTAGTTTTCCATGGTATCTAAAGTAGTCATAGCTGTCACTCTTGAAGTGTGTTCTAAGTGCTAGGTATTTTTGATATACTTCAAATGGATCCATTATACTGGTAATTTAGCACCACTCCGTTTTAATAATCTGTTGTCTTCTGCATCTACTTGTATCTTAGCTTTGAGTACTTGACTACCTTTAATTAAACTTGCTATTGTTTCTATCTCTACATTTGCAGTGCGCGCATAATCGAGACATGCGTCAAGATAGCTCATTCTTTTTTCTTTGACTATCTTTTCAACTTCAGCAACAAATTGTGTAGGTGTTTTTATATTGTTTGTAACATTTGTCATTTGTAAAATATATGATCCTCTATTTCTACTACCTTCTGCATATTATGAGCCCAACTAGGAGACACGTAATAAGCATGATAGTTGGTTGCACCTTGAAGGTAGTCAATTATAAACTCTGACTCTTGTGCTGCGGATACACTTTCTTTCCATGTAATAGATCCACTCTGAGGAGTGTCTGATTTACCATCACACCAATAACTAAATTGGCACATATGTCTTATTGGATAAAATGTACCATTCTTCTTCCATGACTCTCTAACAGGACCTTGATGTACTACATCACATATTGTATCAGGATATTTGTTACTTCTGACTCTATTCATTATTACATTACCAACAGCCATCTTACCTATAACCGGTTGGTTACCAGCTTCAAAGTATATTGCTTCAGACATACATTTTGTCTGTTCAGTAGGACCAGACAATCTAGCTTCAGGATATTCATGAGCATCTAAATCATATATTAATACAACAGCTATACCAATTAAACCTATCACTATTGATAAAGTCATCTTTAGCATCTTTGTTTTTAAACTATTCTTTTCCATGGAAACGTCACCAATCTTTTTTTATGTTTTCTTTCTTTATCTTCGTTTCTTTTCTTAACAAAGTCAACAGTTCTTGTAAGAGTTTTAACGTGTTCAGTTGCTTGGTTTAAATAGCTACGGTTTCTATTTGGTTTTCTCACATACATAGAAAGTTTTTCTTTGATGTCTGGATGAAACAATTCATAGTCATATGTTTCTTTATCTAATGACAAAAAGAACTCTGCATCACCATGTCTCATTCCTGTGAATTCAACATCATAACCACCACCAGTCCAGAAGCATGGTTTATTAATTAACCATGTATTGGGGTGGGCTTTATATTTTAATATCTTCTTTGGATCAATATCTAAATTATCATAATCTTCTGGATTGTCTGGGTGATCAAATTCTACTTGAAAACAATAAAACATCTTTTCATTTAACTTTACTGTCATCATATGTTTGTATAATTTCTCATTTAATAATACATCTATGTCCATTAACATATTCCAGTTAGTTTCACTTTCTAACATCATAAGATTACGAGCACCGTGGTTATTAAAACCAACGTCTGTTGTAGCTTCATATGCTTTTATATTTAAATTAGGATATGAATGAACAATTGTTTCAAATAATCCTCCATCATTATATCCATCATTAATTATTTGAAGTGTAGTTTTATCTGTAAGTTTTTTCTTCTGCTCACTAAAGAAATCAAGTTGATACTGTAAGCGCTCAACCTGACCATAATACGTCATACTAAATGTTATTTCATTCACTGTCTAATCCTAATTTTGTAACTGTCCATAAAGATGAGTATTGTGTGTCTTGATACTTCTCACCAAACCAAGGTCCACCATCCGTATAATGTATTGCTTTAGGTTTATCTAAATTATAATATCCATCTAAACAATTCCACTCTAATGGTATCGATCCTATCTCCTCATCCTTTAACCATTTAAAGTGATGAAAATCTATACCAGGTTTATGATTGTTAAGATAGTCAGGTGTTAATGTTTTATTACAAGGGTGCTCATTATTAAATACTATTAATGAAGCCCAGTTCTTTCGAAATGATCTATGTTGTGCTACTCCATCCATTTTAATATCAGTATGTGGTTTATAAGCTGGATGCTGTACAACACTAACAGCTAGGTCTGGATTTATATATTCTATTAATTTTTTAGGATCATCTAAGAATAAGAAGTCACAATCTACAAAGATACAATACCCTTTAAATTTACTTAGGTATGGTACCCAAAATCTAGTAAAGGTAAAGTCTGTTGATTGAGGCTCTCCCCAATTTCTATTATACTCTGGTATGTTCTGGCTTTTTAATGCCTGCGTCTCAATATCAGAAAAGCTTCCTATACTGTGTGCACATACTCTAAAGGCCTCATGTTCCCTTGCCTCGTAACCTATGTAAATTTGGGATATTGAGGTACTGTTCAAATTGGACATCTAATTCACCTAACCTATTTAACGATTTTCGTCTCATCTCTAAAGGATTCTTACTTATCAAATCTTTTATTTCTAATTTATTATATACTGTGGCCCACTGAAATGATCTTGCAGTTATTTTCTTACCAGAGAATATAACCATAGGACATCTCATATATCTTGCTAACCACATAGTTGAACCATGGTAACCTATAGCTAAGAAACATTTTTTATATATGTCTATAGCATCCTTGATTGGTGTGGAGTAGTCAACATGTTTTACTTCCATACCCCATTCTTTTGCAATCTCTTGTTCTAGAGACTGCCACTTAATTAACCCAACTGGGTCTTTCCATGTCTTACCTTTACCACCATACTCTTCTAATGTTTGTTTATGGTTAGCTGTAGTATTCATTGCAATGTAAGGTTTGCTATTATCAGTATTGCGTTCTCTTGCATACCAAAAATTATGAAACATATCACTGTCATCATAATTAGTATGATTAAACTTTAACTTAGATTCAAATTTATGATTGATTTTTACTTGATGGTAATCAATAGGCTTAGCTATTGATGCAAGTACCTTTGTACGTCTATCTAAAGATTCAGGATCTCCGTCTTTATATTTCTCACCTTTTTTATTTGGCCAATGAAATATAAGTTCTACATCACAACAATTTTTTTGAGCCATTGAATGAGCGTAACAGATTGGAGAAACAATATCACCATAACCAATCTTACCCTTCCAATCGATTTTTAATAATTTCATACTCCAAAACTTTCTCCACATCCACAGCTAGCTTTAGCCATTGGATTTTTTATAGTTAATATTGAACCTTCAATTGATTTACTGTAGTCTATCTCACTACCCAGTATATACATTTCACAGATTGGGTCAACAAGTAATATATTTTCTATACCAAGCCAGCCTGTTGGCTTGCTATCATCAGTTGTACCCCACTTATAAGTAAACCCAGCACACCCACCACCATCTATAGTTAATGTTACGTGACCGTCCTTAGGTTGTACACTAGAAAGATATTCTCTAGCATCATCTGTCATTTGTACTATTTGTTTCATTCTTGTATTAACATTCCTTCATCTTTAATGTCATCTATTAATAATTGTTTGGTATCACCCACAACTACTGGATCATTAGATTCAGATAATCCACACCAGCTGCAGTCTTCATTAATACCTATCTTCATTAATGCTTTTTCTATTTTGCAATAATGTTCCCACATTTCATTTGCCATTTAACTTCTCCTGTAAATAATAATATGTAGATATTTAGTTGTCTAAAATTTTGGATCTTCGTATTGTGTAGTCCACATTTCTCCTGAACTAACAATACATGATACACCTTGAGCTGCTTGCTCTACTATAGAAAAGGTTTTTGTTTGAGAGTTAACATATACAGCTGTTAGCATTCCGTATCCACCCATTGGATCTTTAAGAAGTAATCCAAAGTCTGTAGCTACTTGGCCAAAGTTATTATATACGTATTTTTCTACTACTGGAGTATCATTACACATCATAGATTTTTGAACCCAGAATACTGAACCATAAGGTCTCTCTTTAGGTACTTGTATTTTAGGTTTTGGGGGTTCTTCTGCAAGCACTACAAAGCCAGTTGCGATTGAACAACTGGCCATTGTAATTACTAATAATAATATGAATATTAATCTCATAAAACTATTTATGCCGCTTCAGCAAACTCTACTGCTTTTTCTAATGCTTTTACTTTAACACTTTTATTTAAGCCATACCAAGCTGAAGTTAATCTTGACTCTTGTGTCTTACCTATAACATGATCAGTCATAAATGTACAAGCATTATAAGCATTCCACCAACTACCAGGAGCATAATTTGCACCAGGTTGAGTTTCTAAAATGTCTAATGCACCTTGAGCATTTCTAGATAAACCTAAAGCTGCTACGTTAGCATCTGTTAAATTTTTAGGTGCTTCACTCCAATGAGCAGGCTTACCATATCCAGGAAATACTTCCTTCATATATTCAGCTACAATCTCTTTCTTATAAGATTTAGATCCTAAGAACTTAGCCATTTCTTTATACTTGTCCATTTTCTCTTTAGCAATACCTAAAGTCTCTTTAACCATATCAGCATCAAATGTTGATCTATGATTCAGTCTAACTTTATTATCAGTACCTTGACCTAAAGATAAATTTAAAGTATTGTTACAAACAACTCTAGTAGGAGTAAATCTAATTTCTACACCACGACCATATATGTGTGGGTTTGAGAATAAAAGATAACTATCAACTTTATCTCCACCAAACAATTCAAAAGACTCAGCTACTTTAGCAAGTACCCATACCCATCTACCACCTTGAAGTGATCCTGCAGTATGCATCTCCATTGATCCATTATCAGTAAACTCTAAAGACGTTAAATGCTTCATGGTTCTGAACTGGATTCCATTTATCAGTAATCATAGTAAGCTGTTTATTATCAGAATCTCTTACTAACATTTTATGATCAGACTTGATCTCTTCGCCAGACGCTAACTTGCCTACTACTGGAAGTGCATTCACTTTCCAATTTAATCCAGACTGTACTAACATCTCATCCACGCTTAAATCGTTTGATACTCTTGTACCTAAACCATGCCATGGTGTCTCACCCGCGTACGCCATTGTTTCTACTTGATGTGCCATTATATACTTTTTCCTTTCAAAGAATCTACAGAGATTATTATCCCCATTTTTTTGTTAATGTCAACAGTTAATTTAATTATTTTTGCCAGGCCTTGTTGAAGTGTAAGGTTAGAAAAACTTCTTCTGTCTTTCGCCTCTCTTCTGAGCTGCGTCCCTCTCGCTATACCTTTAAGACTGGACTTCTCTAAAAGGTCTGTATACCATTCTTGCTTCACCATAGATTTCGATTCGTATACAGTGAATCTACT